CGCCCGCATCGCCGTCACGTAAAATAAGCAATCCTGATGCAGGGATTTTGGTGGGTAACGGTTCATTCCGTAAAACCGCAACACCACTCATCCCATTTTGCAGGCATAAAAAAAGGCCCGCTAAGGCCTGTTCTCGTTTTGATGTCATGTTTGTTTATCCTATTCATCTGGCCAGTTTTTCAAAATCAGCCGTGGCAATTTGTCATACCAGCGCTTGGCTTCTTCATCGAAACGGATCAGTTTTGTCAATTTGACCTGCGGCACAAGCCAGAACATCACGGCAGTTGAAAGATTACGACCTGTTTTCAGGTTTCTCTGACTGGCTTTACGAAAGCCACGCATATCGCCTGTTTTACGGCTGTAAGATGCCTGCACATTTTCGACCACCAGCAATGATGGACCATTTCGCCGATACACAAAGCGGAGCTTGCCATAGCGATGCTCAGGAAAGTTGGACGGATTGATCCGCTTACCGCCCATACCGCGCTTTGGCGCATTTGGCGTTGGAACAGCCAACCACCAGCCATCTTTTGATTTAATGACCGTACCTTCATCAAAACCCGCCATGATCTTGCTGGCTTTGGTATAAACCAACCCTGCAGCACGAATGGAGTTTTGCCCACGCGGGTAAATATCACCGCGCCAGGTATTGGCCATGCGTTGCCCCAAACCTGATGAATGAACCTGACGACGCATGGACATTTTCAGACCATTTGTGGCTTCACGAATGCCGAGCGTGATGGCGCGTTCTGCCGTTTGATATTCTTCCTTCATGTATTGTTTAAGGTCACCCTCAATAGCTGCTTTCAACCGCATAAGCATCCACCTTTAGAATAAGATTATGCTGATCTTTCACGGGTTCGCCTTGCATGGTGTAACGCTTGCTATCCAAAACAATAGACCCTAGCGTTTTGCCTGCAGGAATATCAGCAAGGCGCACTTCAAACATATCCGTTTCCGAATGCACCCGCGCATCAAACACATCCGTGATTTTGTCTGGCAGGCGATGGATCACCAGCGCGTCGGCTTCCGTTTCATCAGCAAAGATGAGACGTGCCGTTTTCCCAAAACGATTAAACAGCACGTCCACCGATTTTATGGCACTATTCCTGAACGTCATCGCCAGATGCCTCATCAGCCGCTAACTCTTTTTGATAAACCTCCCACGCTTGATCCCGTGTTTCGGCAGAGATGTTTTGACCAAGAACAGCCTCTATCGCTTCCACCTTTGGCTTGCCGTTTTTGGCAAAGTCGGTTTCAGGATTGAGGATTTCAATCGCCTCGATCACATCATCAATGGCGGGTTCGGGTTGCTGGGTCTGGGCAGGCGTTTGTTCTGCCACAGCCGAGGCATCCGCCGATTTGGCAAAGCCACGCTCAATGAGTGATTTTGCCTCCTCATCAGAAATGTCAACGGGTTTGCCTGGCAGAATAGTTTTGCCGTCAACATGCAGGGTAATGATTGCAGTTATCTTCATGGTTTCAATCCTCCCTTAGCGCACGGTTGCACAAAATGATGCATTCGGACGATACGGCACAAGAAGCGGCGCAGATTGTAACAACAACCAGCGTACAGCAGGATCTTCCTCCAGCCATGATTTCGAGAAGAAGCGCTGAGCGCGATAGGCCGCTTTTTCATCCTGAATGACACCATAGCAACGTGTGCCTTCAAGCTGGGATGTACTGCCGATTAAAACCGTGTAATCAGGAAGCAGTTTTTGCACCTGATCGCTTTCATCGACATAACGGTCATTATAAACCCAGAAATCCAGATCACCGATTGAGCCAACATAGCGGGCAAGCTCATTACCCTGACCAAAGGCAATCGGCCCCAGATTAATGCCCGCATTATCACGCAAGCGTCGAATATCAAGGAGCTTTTCAACGGACGCATCCGCCTTAAATACACGCCATGCCAGCGCGTCCATCACTACTGTACGGGCAACCGCGCCTGATTTCTCCTGCACTTTAGCAACCCAATCTTCAAGGTTATTGAGCGCATTCACACCTGTTTCGCCCCAGCGGGATGAGCCAGCCAATGCGACGGTCAATTCAGGATCACGCTGAAAATCAACCACCACCGTTGGATAATCTTCACCGGCGACAGTGATTTTACCTGTTCGCAAGGCTTCTGCCGCCATGACTTCCTCACGGCGGGTGAGGTTTTCAAGCTGCTTGGTCAATGTGCGATTAAGATTGGCTTCAAGGCGCTGTTGCGGGGTTAGCGTTCCACCAATTTTTTCACCAATGGAACGCTTGAGTGGACGGCTTGGATCAAAGCGGCGTTTGTCTTTGGCGTAAGCGGGCTTAAAGCTCTTGGTGATATAGCCTTCATCATCCACGACTTTACCCGCCACTAATGGTGACACAAAAGGCGTTAAGCGTGGTTTGGATTTATCGATATCGAAGTGGATTTCTTCGCTATCTTCGGTTTGTTCCTGACCAAAAAATACATCCAGCAAAAACGAGCTTGGACGATCCAGCCGTTCGACCACCTTGGTCAGAACATGGGTGCTAAAAATATCTACAGACATGTGAGTGTTCTCCTTATGGGTTAAGATTGGTTTGAGCGAAGGAAGATGCTTTTGGAACGTAAGCCCGCGCGGATGCTCTCCACCGTGTGGCCAGTGCCAAGCGTCAGTGCGTTTTCGTTAATCTCCCCGCTGAAATACACAACAGCTTGTTTATCCTCGGCGCTTGCATCAACATCCTCTGCCAAAATGGCGTCGGGGGTTTCTGAGCCATCGCTTGCACCAGCGGCGCTTAAAACAAACTTGCCAGATGCGGTAATACGCCCCAGCACAGCGCCTTTGGTAAGGTTACTGCCAGAGGCAATGGTGATGATGCGTTCAATGCGGGGATATTCCCCCGCCAGTAAATTACAGGGTTTATATTCACCCTGATCAGTAAAACCTGAAGCATGTGTCATAGTTTTGGATCTCCTTTATTGTTGGGGTTAGCGGGTTGAGGCGATGCGGTCGGCAACCGTATCTGCAGTGGCAATATGATCATCCCCATCAGGGGCGATCTCGGGATTGGGAATAGATGACATCACACGGTCAAAAGAAGATGATTGCGATTTCTCTGGCTCATCCTTTGGCGCGCTCTTCATCAAATGCTGGGCATCCATCGCATTGATCTCAGTATTGAGCGCAATTTCCTGTGCGAGTTTTTCACGGCCTTCGGCGGCTTCGCAGTTTAATATATCTTTCAATCGCTGCTTTTCCTTGGCTGATCCTTCTGCGTGCAGTGATGCAACCAGATCGGGGTGATCGGTTTTCAGTTGTTCAAGGTTCATGGGCTTTTTCTCCTTTTTCGGTTGGGTTGAACTAAAAAAGCCCTCTGGCTGAGGGCTTGGGGTTTTCGGGGATGAAAGTTCTGTAATCAGGCGCTCTAACGATCCAACACGATCTGCCAAACCGGCATTCACGGCATTTGCGCCAATCATGACGTCCCCACCGCCATAATGTTCCAGCACATGATCAGGCGTGACGGATCGGTTGCGGGCAATGGTGGACACAAACACATCCGCCATGGCATCAATGCGCGTTTGCAATTTGGCACGGCCATCATCACTCATCGGATCAAGGCGTTTATGGGGGCTTTGCGAGGAAACAATCTCCACCGTTTCAGCAGATTCCTTGGCAGTTTTACCACGGTAAATACCAACCACGCCAATTGACCCCAGCGCCGATGTTTCCGATACCACAATTTCATCGGCGGCAGAGGCAATCCAATACGCACCAGATGCCGCATCACCGGACGCATAAGCAATGATTGGTTTTGTGCCGCGTGCCTCAAAGATCATACTGGCCAGCTCCGACACGCCGTTGACTTCACCGCCAGGGGAATCAATATCCAAAATAATCGAGCTGATTTGCGGGTTTTCAAGGGCGCTCATAAAATCACGCGCAATCAATTCATAGCTAGATGCACCGCTGATCGCCGTGAAGATATTGGCGTAACGAAACAATGGCCCCGTCACAGGAATAATGGCGACACCATCACGCTCGGTGGCGTTATAGCTGTTTTGCAATTGCCGACCGAGTTTGGCAGCAACCGCTTCGGGTGCTTCATTTTCGCGCGCGGCGACTTCTAAAATCGTGTGCAAGGCTGTTTCCGTGATCGCCCACGGATCACCTGTTATGCGGTTCCAGATTCTCATCGTTTTCCTCTTTTTCTTCTGTGTTGGTATTTAAAATGCTGTTTACGTCATTGATTGTTAGGCCAAGTTCCGTGATCTTGGCTTTTTCACGGGCAAGCTGCTCCAAAACTTCTTCCCAATCCAAACCTTGGCTGGCACATTCATCTTCCAGCGTGGAAAGACCAATTTGCATACGTAAGTGTGCGGCTTTGGCCTCTTTGACAGGATCAACCCAGCCACGACCGGGACCGATCCACTTGCACCGTGTCCATGCGGCTTTGTTCTCATAAAAATCAGGAGCTTCAATCAGCCCCTTGTTAATCGCTTCTTCCAGCCATAATTCATAAACAGGTCTTGCCCAATAAGTCGCAAGCCACTGACGCTGCGCCGAGAAATATCGCCATGCCTCCAAGAGTGCCGCGCGAGCGCTTGAATAATTGGTTTTGGAAAAATCCTTCATCAACAATTCAAACGGAATATTAAGACCCGCACCAATATGACGCAGGACGTTCTCCACGAACTGGCCATAACCGCTATTGGGGCGGCTTGGTGTAAAGGGCGCAACCTTATCCCCGGGGAAGATCGGAATAATTGATCCACCCTGCAGGCGAATATCCCATTCATTGCGGGCAGCGAGATAATCCTCAACCGATCCGCCAAACATCTCGCCAATGCTTTCACCATCCAGCGGCGTTTCAATAAAGGCCGCAATCATGGCATTCACCACCGCTGCCTGAAGCTCGGATCGCTCGTAATGGTCCAGCATTTTAAACATCGGCATGATGGAGGTGAGAAGCGGTTTCCCACGATGTTGGCCTGTGCGCTCTTTATCATGAATATGCAGAACACGGCGACGACCAAAACTGGTCGCAAATGGGATACGCTCCCAATCACTGATATCAACACCAAATCCCAAATACGCATCACCGGGATGGCTCTTGCGAATATGATAAGCACGCGGTGCGCCGTAAGCATCAATCTCAATCCCAGCGCGTAAGTTTTTATCATCCTGTTTGCCGTTCGGGTTACACAAGCGATCTGCTTCCACCAACTGAATGGTGGTTGCGAATTTTGTGCCTCTATTTTCCAGCCACAAGGGCAAAGCCAGCGCTTCACCATTCACAATGCTGGAGCGGAACACAAGGCATGTCATGCCAGAAAAAGTCAGGCTTTTGGCTGCATCGCAATCGGTGCTTTCTGCCCATGCTCTCCAGAGGGATTCTACCCCGCGCGACCATTCATCCGCCCATTTCTTATCTTTACCCAATGCTCGATAATCAGGCGTTGCCGATAAACGCAAACCCGTGCCGACCACATTATCGGTGAGCGTTTGCATCGCACCCGCCGCCACGCCATGATTACGGCTCAAATCCCGAGAGCGTGACACCAGCGTGGGTAATTCGCCCAGTAAATCACTATCGGCAGAGCCTAAAGGTGGTAGCCAGCTGGAAAGCTCCCGCGTACGATGCGATGCTGCACGGTGTGCCGTGTCACTGGCTTTGAGCGGATTGCCTGCGCTGTCTAATAGTTGAACCATATTTGAATATCCTTAAAAACTTGTGCGGATAATGCCACGGCGGGCAGAACCGCTTTTCTTGGCGATTTCTGCTTCAAGCTCGTGAATATAACTCTCCAGCGCCTCAACATTGGCGGCGCTATAGGTGGTTGAGCCGTATCCGTGCAAGCTGACGGTTACTTCCTGCGATCCTGTCAGCAGACGATGGCGGGCTTCTTTGGCCTGCACCAATCGGCTTTGCAATTCCAGCAATGTGTCGGTCATAAGAGATACTCCTTATAAATACGGATCATCGGCCTTGATTGCCTTTCGTTGTGGCACTCTTGGCTTTTGACTGGGTGTTTGTTTTGGTTGTTCTGGCGTTGCTGTCACGACAGGCACGGGCATTTCCACGCCTTTGGTTGGTATAATGACCTCTTGCCCGAGGCTTTTTTCCAAAGCCCGCCATTTATAATCAGACATGCGATCCAGCCCATAAATGCTGGCTGCTGCCCGCGCATAAACACGGCAATCCAAGGCTTCGTTGTTACGGCTTGGGTCTTTTTCCCAAACCTGCTTTGGAAAACCGCGCACCACACGGGTGATGCAACGCTCTGCCGTTAGTTGCTTAAAATACTCCTCGCCATATTGCGGGAAGTGACAACTGCCTGGCGGATACGCCACGCCCTCTGCTAAATCTTTATCGGTTGGCCATTCCAGTTTTAACCAGCGGTAAAGCTCCATCTTCGCCACAGGGCCAGAGACGTTCCAAACACGCAATCCGCGGCGTTTTCCGCCCGTATCGGCTTTGGATACGCTCAAGATCAGCGCTGTATTACGCTCTTGTCCCTTAATCGCCACCACGGTGCGTGGTTGGCTGGCGCGTGCGCCAGAACCGCCCCAAACAGCCTGTGGGTGCTGACGCACAAAGGCGTAAACATCCTGCGTCGCATAACCGGAATCCACCGCCATCACACGAATGGGCAAGGTGTGACCAGAAGCATGAGGCCAATCACGCTCCAACACCTCCGTTGAAAGGCGATCCCATGTTTCTTGGCGAGCCGTATCTCCATCAATGATGATGTAATCCACCGACCAGTTTTGTTTATGACGGCCCCAGGCGACCACTTCACATTCAAGGCGATCTTTTTGTACGTCCACACCAGCGGTGAGGAATAAACCGCCCATCGGCACAACGCCTTGACTGTATTTCTCACGGCGTTCATAAATACGCTGCCATTCCGGCGCTTCGGATGATTCCTCGTAAGGTTCACCCAGAACCGTGTTCACAAAACCCTTCATTAAATCGGGGTTGCGTTTGGCTTCTTCAAACAGCGTTGCCGCATCCGACCATGAAAACCAACCCACAGGGCTGTAAAGCGATGACAAATGATAACCAACCGTGCCATCCACGCTGTCCGCCGTTGCCCGCCATTCACCTTTGGAAAGCAGTAAGGTTTTCTCATGATTATGCATGAGATGCCCGCAGGATTCACAGGCATACTTCGCTTCTTCAGGATCGCCTTCAGGCCAGCGTAATTGTGTAAAGCGCAAATGCTGGTAATGGCCACATGATGTGCAAGGAACAAAAAAATAGCGCTGATCGCTTTTTTCAAATTCACGCTGCACACGAGATATTCCTTTCACTGTTGGCGTACTCACCATAAAAATCTTACGGCGCAGGCGGAATGTTGCGCTTCGGCGTTCTGCCAGCAAGATCGGATCACCTTCGCCGCCAACATCGCCTGGATACGCATCAATCTCATCCATAAACAAATACCGTGCAGGCATAGAACGCAGACCCGCCGCCGAATTCGCACCCGTCATAATCAGCAGGCCACCGTCAAATTCTTTGCTCAGGATAGTATTACCGCTATCCCGCTCACGGGCAGGCTTCACACGCTCCCGTAATTCAGGCGTTTCCTGCAGTAATGGCTCAATCCGCTGTTTCGAATTACGTTTTGCCAGCTCCACCGTTGGCGATACCGCCATCATCGGCCCCGGCGCCATATGGATGATATAGCCGATCCAGTTATTACCGGCTTCTGTTCCGCCGACCTGCGCGCCTTTCATAAACACAATGCGCTGTGCGGGCGAGCTGGTCGAAAGCTGGTTCATCACCTCCTTAAGGTACGGCGTGCGGGCGGTTTTCCATTCCCCGGGTTCTGCCGAGGATTTACCCGATAACAAGCGGTATCTATCGGCCCAATCGGCAACATCATAGTGCGGTTCGGGTGTAAAACTTTTGAGGTAGACGTTTTGAACAAATGCCGCGTCATACTCAATCGAAATTGAGTTTTCCCTCTCCAATGTCATTTAAATGCTCCCTCACATAGCGCTCTAACGCCTGATGAAGAGCGTGTTCGTCAATGCCAAGTTCAGCAGCCATCAAGGCCGACACACGCGCAGGCCAATTCAGCCAGCTATCCCGAACCTGCCGCCCCAGGCGATAGACTTGCGTTTTCACCATGTCTTTGTTGATGAGCTGTCCTTTCTTTTCCTGCAAGGAAAGCTGTGTCAGCTGCGCCTTGTAAAGCTCATGCGCGGTTTTAATTTTGGTAAAAGATGGCTGGCCGCTGGCGGCGGGCATATTCTCGGTCATCACAGGCAGGCCCGTATTGATTTTGGCCTCATCGGTGTTTTCTTTCCATTCACGATCCGCCCGTTCTACATCAATTGTGCCGTCCTCATTCGGTGTGATGCGCCCCGAGCTGATGGCTTTCCGCACCGCGCCCTCGGTCACACCCCGAAGCGTGGCGTATTTCCTGATTGAAAGTCCCATATTCTCTCACTTTTTAAGGATTATTAACTTGATAAGCGTTTGAATTGAAGTGTTCATGGACATCACAACGGAAAGGAAAAACCATGACAAAACAAAGCAAAAAACCAATCGAAACAGCCGAAGACAAACCAGCCGAGGCCATCGAAACAACAGCGGAAACATCCGCCGAGCCAGCACCAAAAATCACCAAGAAAGCACTGGTTGAAAAGCTTCTCAAATCCGATAAAGGCGCAACGATTGAGGAACTCTCCAAGCAAACTGGCTGGCAAGCCCACACCGTGCGCGGGCATCTTTCCATCCTCAAAAAAGCAGGCGCAGAGATTATCAGCGAACGCGTTGATGGGGCTCGGTACTATCGCATCATCACCGCCTAAGAAGCACGCTCCTCAGCCAAAACTTCAAAGCTCTGGTCACTTTTGGCCAGAGTTGCTTTCTTACCCGTAAATTCCTCCCAACGTTTAACGATCACGTCGACATATTTTGGATCAAGCTCGATTAATCTGGCGCGGCGGCCTGTTTTTTCGCAAGCTATCATGGTTGATCCTGACCCGCCAAACGCATCCAAAACAATATCCTTGGTTTTGCTGGAATTATGAATAGCACGTTCCACCAGCTCCACTGGCTTCATGGTGGGGTGTAGGTCGTTTTTTACGGGCTTGTTCACAAACCAAACATCGCTTTGATCCCGCGCACCGCACCAAAAATGCTCATGCCCATCTTTCCAGCCATAAAGGATCGGCTCGTACTGGCGTTGATAATCCGCACGCCCCAGCGTGAAGGTATTTTTCGCCCAGATGATAAAGGTTGACCATTTGCCACCCGCGCCCACAAAAGCGCCATGTAACGTGTGAAGCTCTGACGAGCTCATGCACACATACATTGCACCTTTGCAGACCATCATCAGATTGGTGCAAACATCATAGAGGAAATCACCAAAGCCATCCCCCAGATTATCGTTTTGGATCGGGCGTGCTTTGCCACGCATTTTGTCTTTCATCGAATTAGCGTAATTGACGTTATAAGGCGGATCGGTAAAGACCATGTCCGCCAATTCTTCCCCCATCAGGGCATTGTAACTGTCGATCATCGTGGAATCCCCGCACAAAACTTTATGATCACCGCAAATCCAAATATCGCCGGGGACACTGACGGGTGTTTCCGGCACTTCGGGCGCAGCATCCTCATCGGTTAAACCGCCAGAGGCATTGGCATCATCCAAGAACAGATTATCCAATTCTTCAGCATTGAAGCCCAAAAGATCTATATTAAAATCCAAATCTTCCAGCGCCGATAATTCCTCGCGCAGTAGGTTTTCATCCCAACCAGCATTTTCGGCGATTTTGTTATCCGCAATCACCAGCGCGCGGCGTTGCGCTTCATTCAAATGGTTAAGGCGAATGGTCGGCACGTTTTTCATGCCCAGCATTTTTGCCGCCATTAAACGCCCATGCCCTGCGATGATGATATTATCCTCACCCAGCAGAATGGGATTCACAAAACCAAACTCCGTCATAGAGGCGGCGATCTGTGCCACTTGTGTATCAGAATGTGTGCGGGCATTTTTGGCATAAGGGATCAGCTCATCAACCGATACATGCTCGATTTTCAAGTCTTTTGATTTTGCATCAGTCATGATTTTTGTTTTCCTCCATTTGCTGCAGTTGTAAGAACGCCCCACGCATGAGCGGCAACCAATGGGACGACACCGTTTCCACAGGCGCGAATTCTGTCCACCCGATTGGCCAGCCCATCAGCCATTCGACAAATTGCGGGTTTAAGACCGGTTGGGATTCCGTCCCAATCGCCTTCGGGTCCGGGTGGGAATGGCAAACAGCTTCCACATTCAATGGCTTGGTGTTCCGTACAAACTGGCTCGGCCCCGCATTGTTTTTGGAATCCTGCGCCGTCACCGTCGGCCACATGATCTGTTCCCGCAAATTGCTCGGGCGGGATCTGCCCGCACGCTGACCATTCGGCCCCATCAGCTTGTCCATCGCCTCGGGCGATCTGGCAGGCAGATGATCCAGCGTGTTCGGCGTTGCCCAGTTGACTGATGTCTCCGCCAATCCCTTCTGTGATGAATTCGGGCCGCGTTTCTTGAAATCTTGTGCCGTCGGTGTCGGCCAATTCACCACCGATACTTCCAGACGGCATTTCGGATTGTTGTTCTGAATTTCCTTCTGGCACGGGCCATTCGCAGAAGAGACACGGACTGTCGGCCAGAGATGCTTCACCTGATCCCGCAGGCTTAAAGGCATGCCCGCATCCATTCGTTCTTTGAATTTCTCTGAGCTCAGACAGCCACCCGTTGGCTCGGTCGCTTTCACGGTACGCCAGAATGAAGAGGCGCTCACGCTTGTGAGTGCTACCGACTTCCGCCGCTGAGAACAGACCTGCCTTAACGCTGTAACCCAGCTTTCGAAGGTCATCATGGACTTGTTCAAACCCCAATCGTAAATGTCCAGGGACGTTTTCGAAGAAGCAGAGCCGTGGGCGTATCTCCCGCACAATCCTGTACACATCTGGCCAGAGGTGGCGCGGATCATCTTTGCCTTTTTGTTTTCCGGCGACGGAGAATGGTTGGCACGGATATCCTGCAGTGATGCAATCCACGATGCCACGCCATGGCTTGCCGTCAAAGGATCGCAAATCCGTCCAAACAGGCGCTTCGTCCAGGCTTTTGTCTTCCATGCGCGTTGCCAGGATTTCGCACGCAAAGGCTTCGATCTCGACAAAACAGACTGCTCGAGCATTTGGCTGCGCCACTCGGATGCCGAGGTCGAGTCCGCCGACACCGGCGCACAAGGACAAAATGTTAAGGGAACAATGATCCACAAATTCAAATTCCTTTTTTGCAGTCAGGTACGCATGAGTACGCGCCAAGGTACGCACCTTGAACACGTTGCTCTGACTGGTTTTTTGATGATTGGCGGTGGGGGCGCGTACCCAAAAAAATCTTCTGGCGCTAAAAAACTCCTGCGCCTAAGCCCGCCGCATAGGGTTCAATCGCCGGAAGTACCTTTTTTGCTATAACAGGGAAGGGAAAAAGCAAAAGCCACGCCCAAAGTGAATGGTTGCGTGGCTTTGAGATACTACTCCGGCGATTGTATTGATTAGACTAGGCGATTTGGTTCGTCCTGTCCGCTCCAAAAATGTTCGCGAACATTTTTTATTGGTAAAGGCTTGTGAGCTGGCGGCAGTTAAGCGGTCAAAAACCTTAAAAGTTATCATCAACTTCAATGACTGTGTTTTTTACACGTTGCGGGAGCAAAGTTAGCTTTTCCTTGATCAGCTTGTTCTTAATTAACAGATCTGAATAGTCTGATTGAAACAAATCTATTCCTAGCAAGGCCGCCACTTCAAAAACAACACCAATACTGCAAGCTGGATCAGCTTTCTCGATGCGAGACAGTAAGTCCCTTGAGATAGCAGCACGCTCACAGAGATCCTGCATAGTGATTTTTTTCTCAACGCGGGTTGTTTTAATTAACGATGACAACAACTGCAAAGCCTCAACTGTGTATCGTGAATATGCACGCTTTTCTTTCTTAGTCAAAATACTGCCTATTGTCTTATAAAAACATCATTAGAATACCTAATGACTTAAATATAAGACAATACTAGTCCGTCGCAATTAATTATCAAGTTTAATAAACCCATGAAAACTATGCGCAGTTTGTGAAAAACGTGCGCAAATCGGCATTTTCATGAAAAGCGTGCGCAAGCTCTTATGTTTTGACTTGCTGTTATTCGATATTGAAGCGATATAAAATAGCGTTTTTACAAAAAGGAAATAGCTATGAAATTAAAGGCTTATCACATAATACACCGCGCCGTAGAGGAAGGAATATCATACGGCATGCAACGATCTCATAAACACACGGATACGCCGTCAAAGGAGCATATTCAGCAAGAAATACTGAGAGCAGTCATGAATAATATGGATGAAATTATTGATTTTGAGGATGATCCGGAGATAAAAGTTACACCAGAATAGCTATAATTTTTTCTAAAGAGCTTAGAGCCTCATCAAACGATATTTGCTCATCCTCATCAGCATAGGACATGTTCTGAACAAACTGCCTATATTCTTCTCGATAGGCGTCGTCAGTTGAGAGCATTTCGTACGCTTTTGTTAAACGATCTGTGATACTCATGCTGGCAATAATGTCACCACCACGGCGATTTTGATCGCTTTCCAAAGATTGATGAGCGCAACTAATAAATTGCTTTTTATCGCTCCAGATAGTTTCCTTGAGTGCCGCCAAATCGTGAAGGTGGCGGATCATTGTGGGATCATCTTTATCTGAAGACCTGTCTCGAACAACTACTCGCCATGTTAATGCGCTCACTTTGTCAGAGGCTGTTTCAATAGGTGAGATGCAAGTTATTTGTGTTTCTGGATCGTCACCCGATAATTCGGACACGATAGATCGTACATCCCGCTTTACAAGTGGTAACCTATGTTCAGAAAATGTCATTTCTAGTTGTAGGTACGGGCGCAAGAACTCTTGTTCAAAACTCATGTCATATTGGACTGGAGCTTTGAAGAAACGATGGCTGTCACCACGCTGAACCTGCCCATCTTCAATTCTAAAGCGTGGGTCAGATATGATATGCGAGATGACAGATTTTCTAAACGAACGCCTGCCACCAACAGATACTTGATCCGGTGAGTATAAAATGAAGTCCAAGTCTTCTGAGAAGCGTTTTATTAAACCAAAACCTTTTGACAGACTGGTTCCGCCAGAGAAAATGGTGCCAACGCCACGATCATTTTCAAAACTGCCAATCGATTTAAGTAGCTGTACCGCATACCAGTCTTTTTCAATGAACGCAGGATCAATACCTGTTTCAGCAGCAGCTTCAAGAATAAGATCACGATTAAGCATATTGTTCAAAGGATACGTACTTTCCATTATAACCAATCTTACGAGAAATACGTCCTTTAACCCCGATCACACGTCCCGTTGGAACTTGCGTTGATTTTCCTTCATTGTAAAACTTTTGTGCCTTTGACGGCATAATCTTAATGCCCAGTTTATTCAGGGCTTCTTGAGCTAACTCTGGCAAAGGCTTTTCAGGTATTGTTGCCCCGCTGAGTGCAGATTGTTTAGCACGTGCATATACGCCATAGCCAATATTAATCAATAAGCCTTTTTGTACCAACTGTCGTAGAATACGACCAACTTGGTCATAGCCCCCAATGTCTTCAAAATCTTGGCGCACAAAGACGCTTAACGCGCTACGTTTAACGCGATAAGTGATTTTTCCTTCTAATGTGTTTTTAATCGCCATAGCTAATCCTTGCAAATATACGACATCTATAATTACAAATATACGACATTTTCATTTAATTTTCAAGCCCTTTAATCATTGTATCATAGTAACTTATATAGATGGTTAATAATATTTGAGTGCAAGTAACTGACATTTATGAGTTTATTTTCCGAGAGTAATTTCATGAAATACACTTACAATCCATGAAAAACACTTATATTTCAGCCATTTTGTGAAAAACGCTTACAAATATGCATTATAACGCATTTATTGGCGCAATTTATGCGCTTTAACGCATGTCAGGGTTTGAACCCAGATTACTGTTTCTTTGCCACCCGCTTCTTGGGAACGGTAAGGCCTATATCCTGTAATTTTCGTCCCAGCGTATCATCCTTAGCCAAAAGCAATAGATCATCTTCTAAGTTGAGGCAAAACAATACACTGGCATACGCGCCAAATGTCACACCGCTGTCACCATTTTCAATTTTACGCAGCGTTGTGCGCGTCATTCCAGCGCGCTCCGCCAACATACTTGCTGTGATTTTGCGGCGCAGGCGGGCCAGCTTAATATTTTCACCAACGCGCGGTAATAACGCTTCAAGTGTTGGTGATAACACTGCCGTTCTTCTGCCCATCAGCTTGCCCTCAATAGTCATTAAAATGTCCAAATATACCGCTTAATGTAAACTATTATATACATTAACCCGCTTAACGATAAAAATAAGATACGTTATCTTTTGGCATTGAAGCCTGCCTCATACGCCTCCTGCAAAGCCTCTTTCAAAGACCAGACGGCCACATCGTGAAAATCAAGGCTGTCGCTGTTGCGGGCTTCCAGCGTTTCAAGGCTCAAATGCTTCTTGGCGATTTCCGTTAAAAGCTGATCGATTTGTTGTTGGGTGGCTTTAGGCATATTCACCCTCCTTGAAAACACGGTCGGTGATATGTTGTAGGTCTCTGGCAATGTCTGCCAAAAACCCTGCGTCGCCCCAGCGTATGTCATCAGGGTTGGTTTCAAAATGATCGGCGCTTGCCGCTTGCAGGCGCTCCAGCATCTCGTCAATGTGGGCTTTGTGTTCGATAAAGGCGTCCAGCGCGGTTCTTTTTTCCTGTGTGTTTGTCATTGGTTTGTCTCCTTTGTTGGTAGCAGTAACGCTTCATTCTCGGAAGCTATCAAGTCAATTGATGATCTTTCCTCATCGCGGCATGCGCATGTTACGCACAACCCCAGCTGTTATCTTTTCTATTTCTTTTTTAAGGTGTTCTTTTCTTCCTTTATATGGTGTGGACGGATCTGTCGTGTCTGGAGTGGACGAATCTGTCCGGTTTAGAGTGGACAGATTTGTCGTGGTAAGTTTTGAGCTGTGGATAAGTATCGACTTATCCACATGGTAGATATTCGATTGCCCACGGCCACGTTGCTGTATTGTCAGCAGCTTGTGATCTTCTAATTCGGCAATGAAACGCTGCACATTCCTGGGGGAACAGCCAAGCTCTTCGCCCAGCGTTTTAAGCTTGGGAAAAGCCTGGCCATCCTTGTTGGCATATTGAATTAACCGCGCACAGCAGAGCTTTGCGCCGTGACTTAAATCCGTACGGCGCAAGATATCATTGGGGATTGGGGCAAACGTCAATTGGCTCATATTCGTGCGGCAATTTTACCCAGCGCACATTTATACATCTCCCACGCCTTTGTGCGCCCGACACCGAGCTGGTTACAAATCAGCTTCCAGCGCACACGTTCGGCACGTTGCCAGACAAGTTTGCGCTCATCCACATCCAACCAGCGCAGCCATACAAACAGCACTTCTTCCATTTCGGTGATGTCATTGGAGGTCGGCCTGATCCGCATGGGCTGTTTTTCCATCTGCAGGATTTCCATTTCATCGCGTTTGATGGCAGGCCACGCGCTGAAATAGCCTTGCACTCGTTCTTCAGGCAGGCGATGCAATGTTCGTGCAGCTTCGCGGATGCGATCTTCAACGTATTTTTGTTTTACGGTAACGGTCTTTTCGTTCATGAGCGCACCTCCACGATAGGATTGGAAGGTTGCTGTTCACGCTCAATAGATTTGAGTTTGATAATCCCATCGATCCAATGCAAAGCTCGTCCGACTTCACGCACCTCTTTGATCAGATGCTGTCGTATCATCTCCAGCTCATCATCATCCAAATTTTTCAGATGCCCCACTGGTGTGTGCTGCACCCATTTAAAAACGGCATCGCCAATATTGATTTTTTCTTCTACGGACAGTGTCATGTTTTCTCCTTTTAGGTTTTGTTGGTCCTAAAAGGCAGGTACCCGGTTGGTTAAAAAAACGACGACGACCAGGGACGTTTTTTTTATTATTTTTTCATTAACTCTTTAGCACCTGATTTTTCTAAATATTTTCGCAGCTTTTTTGCTTTGCTCGACAGGGTTGTCCGAGGTATTTTTAAAATATCTGCTATTTCCGAAATAGTGTGTTCTTGCATTAAGGAATATAAATCTTGCAATTCCTTAGGCATGTCTTGAGATATTTTTTTCATATCAATGTTAATCTCAATTTCTCGATACTGTTCCAAGGAACTTGGATTGTTCCATATGTTTTGATCACTTGAAATTTTATCGATTAGCGCATCATTATTTGCTTCATCTGATTGAAAAGGCATTGAAAGAGAAACATTTTTTGTTCCAGTCCAGCGCTTTTGTGTTTCTGCATCCCTTATGATCTTATGAGCTTTGTTATTGATTGAGGTCTTTATAAAGCTTCTCCTGTCACCCTGATTTTTATCAAACTTTGGCCATGCCAAAAGATACGCAAGCATTAACTCTTGCTGTAGATCTTCATAATCATCGTATGTAAAAAATGGACTTCTAATCAGCTGTTTCACTTTATAACCAATAAAAAAAGCGGCGTAGGAATCCACGCCGCCGTAACGATTGTTCGACATCCTTCATTCCTCTGTTTTGGATGCGGAGGGATTTCCGCACAGAGGGAAGGATGCAAAAAATACAGCGGGTTACAGCTCTTGGTTGAAGCAATGAGCGCATTGCAACATTGCCAAATACCTAAAACCCTTGTGTTAACTGAAATTGCAATTATTTTTTGAGCACATAAAGCGCTTCAACTACATTTTTGTCATACAAAGGAATGCTTTAACCGTCATATATTTCGTTTCTTTTTGGCAATAATCGCCAGCGCAATGATTTTTGATATTTCTTCAATGCGCTCTGAAGCAGTCATATTCTGAGCCGGTTTGGGTTTATCTTGCATGATAGGATCTCCTTTTTTGTTCCTATTCACGCTGGTAACCGAAAGATCTAAAAAATGACGATCTGAATGCATAAAAAAGCGCCTCAAAAGAGACGCCAGTTACGCAAAAGCTATGTGTTATAAATTACACAGGATCATCAAATCCAAACATTGTCCTTTGTTCTCGCCATGATACTGGGAAGCCGCGCACCACATTCTGTAGCGTTAAAGCCCGTGGCTGCTGCCCATCCATAATCGCTTGAATGATATCAGGTGCAAGCAGTGTTAAACGCATCAGCCGATACATATGCGTAATTTCTGTTTTCTCTTTTTCAGCCAGCTCTTTTGGGGATGCGTATTTGCCTGAATCTAGCTTCTCTTGCCAACCAAATGCTTTCACCAGCGCTGATACAAATGTCATATCCTGTTTCGGCCCTTCAGCTTCTACAATGGCTTTGATATTTTTACCGTTGGGTGAGACGATTGTTTTACGGCTTTTACGCCGTTTAAAACTCACTGGCACGGTAATACTTAAAATCTTGGTTTCATCATCATAGGCTTGCATGCTCATCTGTTTTTCCCTTTAGCTTATTCGTTATTGTTGAAAATCCATCCATGCGCAGATTGATCTTTACCGCATCCGTATTGACGGCGACGCTCTCAACCAGCAGCTCGGCAATACGCTGTTGCTGCTCCAGTCCCAGCGCCTTCCAAAACACATCGAAATCTTTGATCTCTTTGCGAAGCTCTTCTAAGCCAAACCCTGTCGGCGCATCTTCATGCGCCTGAATAATGCCGTGTGTTTTGCTTAGAATTTCAGGTGAAGTGATCAGTTGCTTTAAATGCCCGACCACCAGCGCATCAATCTCACCTGCGGGCAAAGGACCAACCTCGCAAGCCTTATAGTGCTGGTGAATGGCCTTTGTAGGCGTGTAGTAACGGTATGTCCGGCGACCTTTAACTGTGAAGCTTGGTGTCATAGCGCAATCACAACATTCGCATGTGATGAGACCTCGCAATAATGCAGGATGACGGTTGCGCGTATAATTACCGCGTGCCACCCGATCTTCTTTAAAAACATCATTGGCTTTATCGAACAATTCTTGAGAAATTATGGCTTCATGCAATCCTTCATAGACTTGGTCTTTGTGAACGATTTTCCCAATGTAGATCTTGTTTTTCAAAAGGCGATATAGATACTGTCTGTTCGCAACTTTACCACCGCGCTCTTTTCCTGTGCCGCTGACATAGCGCTTGGTGCGAAAGCCATCTTTTTCAAGCTCAACCAGAAGCTTCTTCATAGATTTTAGCGTGGCAAAGCGCTGGAAAATATGGCGCACCCATTTGGCTTCATCCTTATCAATATAAAGCTCTCTGTTTTTCACTTGGTAACCCAGCGGGATAGCACCGCCCATGAAGATGCCTTTTTTCTTGGAGGCGGCGAATTTATCGCGGATACGTTCGCCAATGACCTCACGTTCAAACTGTGCAAAGCTAAAGAGAATGTTCAGCGTCAGTCTGCCCATTGAGTCCTTTGTATTGAAATGCTGCGTGACGGATACAAAGCTCACATCATGTTCATCAAAAACCTGTACCATCTGGGCAAAGTCAGCCAACGACCGCGAAAGACGGTCAATTTTATAAACCACCACCACATCGATCTTACCCGCTTTAATATCTTCCATCAGTTGCTTGAGTGCGGGGCGATCCATATTCCCACCCGTAAAACCGCCATCGTCATAACGTGTGGGCAGTATTTCCCATCCTTCATGTTGCTGTGATTTGATATAATTTTCTCCAGCATCGCGCTGAGCGTCCAACGTGTTATAATTCTGATCCAAACCTTCTTCAGTAGATTTACGCGTGTAAACTGCGCAGCGTATTGTGTCTTTCTTTGCTCTCATGCTACGCGCTCCTTTACGGATCTGGTCAGACCAAAGAAGGCATTGCCGTTCCAGTTTGTGCCAGTGATTTTGCGGGCGATACCGCTCAGGCTCCTGTAAACAACGCCCTGATATTCGTATCCATCCACCAGAACCGTAACGTGATGCTCGATATCATCATGTTCGCGAATTAACTTTGTGCCAGCGACTGGTTTATCAACAATCTGTTTACGCTTTGGCGTTTTGCCATGAACAGCATCATAAATGCGGTCTTTTATATCTTGGGGCAGGCCGCCATATTCCATTTCTTGCATGCGATAAGCCAGCCTGTTTACCAAAGTGGATTTATTAAATTTAGGCGGCGGGCAATCAAAATAGCTTTGCCATAGGTCACGTAAATACTCTGTCTTCTGATAAGGCAGAAGCGCAATGTCCTTTTCTATATCATTGTTATACATCGGTTTTCCCTTCCGTTTTTATGTTAGACATGAATGCTTCGCTTTGGCACTTAGTCCAGCGGAAACTCTCACTTCTAGTCAGGTATCCGGTTGATCTAAAAAACGACGATAAAACATAGATTTTTTTCTAACTTTTTTTCGGAGATGCGGTTTGAGATTACGAACTTTGAAAAATGGCATTGAAGAAAATACAGTAAAAACAAAGGGTAAATAGCTGTCGGTCGAATACCATCCAGCCGACAGCTTTCTGAGAGAATGGCGTGATTTTTTGAA